TCGACTTACCAGTCGGGTCTCAGGCAAGGATGTAAAATTTACTACTGTAGTAATGCCCGTCCTTTGTTGGTAATACAGGAATCCAACCTCCCACCCCAATATTTTCCATCGCTGTAATTTATATCAAATGAGAACACAAAACAAAGAGAATTATTATTATGTGTTTTGGGTTGTTGCTATGGTTGCTTTTATAGTGCCACAAGTCTTTACGGCATTAGCATATCATAGACTTGCTGATTATCTTGACAATAGACCAATTAAAGTTCAAGTGATTCCAGAATGAAGAAATTTATATTTGATGTTGATGGAACTCTAACTCCTAGTAGAAAGGAAATTGAGCATGAATTTTGGGCTCCTTTTCTTATCTTCTGTCGTCACAATGATGTTTATCTAGTTACAGGAAGTGATAGACAGAAAACATTAGAGCAGTTGGGATTAGATATATGTTATACTGCTAAACGAGTATATAACTGTTCTGGTAGTGATGCTTATGAAAAGGATAAAAATGTTTATAGAGATGATTGGCAACTGCCTTTAGATGTTGAAAAGTTTCTATTGGATGAGTTGGATTATAGTCAATTCCCTTTACGTAATGGGAATCATATTGAAAGAAGACCTGGTGGAGTTAATTTTAGTATTTTAGGTAGAGATGAAGATCCAATGCTAGGTAGGAGTGAGTATATTGAATGGAATGAAAGAACTAATGAAAGAGCAGATATAGCAGATAGATTAAGGAATCAATTTCCAGAGTTATCTGTGGCACTAGGAGGTCAGACAGGTATTGATATTGGTCCTAAAGGTGCTGATAAAAGTCAGATACTAAGAGATTTTAGTGATGATGATGAATTGTATTTTTTTGGTGATAGAATAGAGGAAGGTGGTAACGACTATTCTTTAGCAGAAGAAGTTAAAAAAAGAAATGGTTATGCATATCATGTTCATAACTATATTGAAACACAAGAAATTTTGAGGAATTATGAGATTTAAAGCACTAGTACATGTTAGATTGAGAGGATCGGTATCTGATGCTGCTGGTAACGCAGTGATGAAAAATGTGCATATGGTTGCTCCTAATCTTAAACCACATTTGTTGAGGATTGGTAAAGCAATTGATTTTTGGTTTGATGCAGAGACTGAAGAGATAGCAAGAGAAGAAATGGATCTTCTATCTGATAGAATGCTTTCCAATACTGTGATAGAAGATTGGGAGTATAAGTTAGAAGAAACAGAAGAAACAGGAATAGGAAACATATCAAATGATAATGCTGGCACATCAAAACATGCCTTGTTTGATACTTAATTTAATTACTATATAAAAGAACTATGAACGACACATTCAAAACTATGAAGATTTTTCTTGATACCGCAGATACTCAAGCAATTGCAGAAGGTTATGAAACTGGACTGATTGATGGTATCACTACTAACCCAACTCTTATTATGAAGAGTGGTAGAGATCCTGAAGGTGTATATCAGGAATTAATTGATTTGGGTATACCCGACATTAGCATGGAAGTTGTTGGTAATAAGGAGCAGATGCTCTGGGAGGGTCGTAGACTTGCCAATAAGTTTGGTAAAGAAGCAACTATCAAAGTACCATGCACACCAGACGGATTGTATGTGTGTAGGCAGTTGTCAAGATCACTAGTTAAAGTAAATGTTACATTGATCTTCTCACCAGTACAAGCAATCCTTGCAGCAAAAGCAGGTGCCAAGTATGTTTCACCATTTGTAGGTAGAGTAGATGACAATTCTTATGGTGGATTGTGTCTAGTGAAAGATATCTCAAACATATATAATAAACAGAAGGTATTTGAGACAGAAATATTAGCAGCCTCCATTAGAAATGTAAGAGATGTAGGTAGAGCATTTGAATATGGTGCTCATATTTGTACGATACCACCAGCAGTATTTGGTAAGATGTATAAGCATGTTTTAACTGATGCTGGATTAGCACAATTTGATAAGGACTGGGAGAATGTTAGTAGTAAGGTGCAAGAGCTGCGGTAAAGAACTGAGCAGCGACAATGGTAAATCGCAATGCTGTGGTTGCCCCAATATGACATCAATTGTTGGGGATAGAATCACAGCAGTTGATTTGTCACAGGCAGTAATAGTTAAGATGCGTGTTGATGAAAAGAGTAATAAAACCTCTTTGAGTAACTCGGATATAGAATGGCAGGAGTCAAGAAGACAGAGAAAAGTTCGTAAGTTGGACTTTGAAATTAGATAAATACTTTTACTCAAATCAACAACTTGCATCCTCTACACAGCAGGGAGGTTTGAGAGAAGCATTTTAAAACCAAATGACCGACAGATCTATTGAGTCCGAACTTAAAGACGTTCATAAGAAACTCGATGATATTGAAAAGAAACAAGAGATGATGCAAAAGTTATATCAGATGGATAGAGATAAGCAAGCAAAGATGGGGGAACGCCCATCTAGGCATCTTCATGAGATGAGTTAGAAATATATAATTGTAATCACTTGACATTAATGTTATAATGAATACGCATATAAACGAGTATGGACAAACACGACATACCATTCTTAGGAGATTTCTATACTAAGAAAGAGGTTGATGCTATGGTTGCTGCTGCTCTAGAAGAAGCAAGAAGGATAGATGAAGCATCAATGGCAAAGCACAATAGAGAAGCAACTATCATAAGTATGATACTTGGGTTTACTTGTCTTGCATTATTTTTAGATGGATTACTTCGCATACTTGGTATCATTCCACCATTCGCAGGCCTTGACGTTAATATCTTGGATGATATTGCGGAGAAGACTAAGACTATTGTAGAGAATGATTTAATACAAGCAGGTCTAAATAAGATACCTAGAATCTAATACGATGAGTGAGAAAAGCGAAAAACGCCTTTGGAATGAGGTTGCGAAGCAACTTGAAGATATTCAGGAAGATAAGAAAGATGATGAAGACGATGAGTGGATTCGTATGCAAACAACTGGTGGTGGAGCAGAGACTTGACTTCTGATATAAATTCTTTTATAATGTCTCTGTCAACAATTTCAAAGCAATGACGCTCACTTCAAAGTTCAAGAAAGACATCAGCACTTTACGTGCTGCTTCAAACAAGGAGATTTATCTGGATGTAAAAAATCCAAAGTTGTATAAAAAATTAACAAGGTATTATGTTAGTGAAGGAATAGTTGAACTTACTGGAGAAGATCCAGAAGCAGATTATTCACTTATTATGGAGTGTGTTGCTGAAGATCTTGCTGCCGAGGTAGCTTGATTATTATCTTTGAAAAATATGATAGAGTACAGACCTTGGGGAACCTATGAGGTTCTCCATGAAGAACAAGATTTAAAAATTAAGAAAATCTATGTGAGACCTACTAAAAGGTTTTCACTTCAATATCATAACAATCGTGAAGAGCATTGGACTGTTGTTGATGGGGTTGGAATTATTACACAGGGTGATAAGACATCAACAATAAGAACTGGAGAGTATGCTTTTATTCCTAAAGGAGGTCTACATCGTCTTGAGGGAGGTGATAGAGGTATTACTTTTATTGAGGTTCAACGAGGCATATGCGAAGAAGATGATATAGTTAGAATAGAAGATGACTTCGGAAGGGTGGGTTGACATTACTCACCTTTTTTAGTATGATACATACATTGGTTAATCAATAAAGGTTTATGACTAAGAAGGCATTAGTGTTGGGAGCAGGTGGATTTATAGGAAGTCATATGGTAAAACGTCTCAAGTCTGAAGGATATTGGGTACGTGGTGTAGATCTAAAAAGACCAGAGTTTTCATCAACATATGCAGATGAGTTTATACAAGGAGATCTTCGAGAAGCAGATTTTGTTCGTAAGTGCCTAGAGTATAAAGGTACTGGTGGTAAATTCTATGAGGAAGTTCCTTATAAGTATGTACATTCCTTTGATGAGATCTATCAGTTTGCTGCTGACATGGGTGGAGCAGGATTTGTATTCACTGGAGAGAATGATGCAGAGATAATGCAGAACTCAGTCATGATTAATTTGAATGTATTAGAGCAGCAGAGATTATTGAATAGAGAATTTGATAGAAACTATACTAAGATATTCTATTCTGGATCAGCATGTATGTATCCAGAGTATAACCAACTTGATCCTAAGAACCCTGATTGCCGTGAAGAATCTGCATACCCAGCTGCACCAGACTCTGAGTATGGATGGGAAAAATTATTCTCCGAAAGATTGTACTTGGCTTACAACCGTAATCATGGTATTCCTGTTAGGAT